GATTCGAGTAATAGAAGACCCTTCAATTGAGAACATTAGCCGGCAAATGGGCGGCGCACACAAAGTTCGGAATTTTTACAACAATATCTCTGACCCAACATACGCCATCGACAACCCTGAGCTGGGTGACGTTACCATCGACACACATGCTGTTGCTGCTGACCAGATTATGCCACTTAGCGGCAACAGTGTCCCGGTAGGGGCAGCGTTTGGCACAACCAAAGGTGTGGCGTCATCAGCACAAACTGGCGCCAGAGGAACATACGGATTGCACGCTGACGCGTACCGAATTGCGGCTCGCGAACTTGGTATCCAGCCAAGGGAGTTGCAGTCGGTTACATGGGAAACCGTGCGGTCGTTGTTCCCTGCATCATTCAAAACAAAAGGTAACGTTTCCGAGATTAATGGTATATGGGAACTGTATAATAATGGAAAAATTTCAAAGGGGTTGGCGCGTGAACTTATCCTTGACAAAGCAGGCGGTATCCCAGATCCAGATTGGGCCGCTGGACTCAATACAGCAGCATCTGGTCCGCGAGGGCTTGGAGCCAACACTGGAGAATTATCTTTCTCTGGCGTACCCGGAGGGCAAACTGCCGGAAGATCTGACGCCGGAAGAAACCTCATTGCTGCCGGATTCTCTACTGGGTTCCTTGGCGCTCTGGGTATAGGGTACACAGAACCTGCCCAGGCAGGGCCGATTAGTTCTGGAATTAAGCGCCTTGCATCAGCTTATGAAAAAGTCACCAGCCCACAGGCGGAGGGTGTTGCTCGAATGGTTGAGCAGGGGCAGATTAGTCCAGAGCAAGCCGACAAGTACACGAACACCATTAAGGCATACAAGCTGTTCAGGACAAAAGGAGGCAACACTGATGAGTTGTTTCCATTATTTGTAAACGCCAACAAGCCAGTGAAAATGGGCGAATGGAACCCGGCCGAGTCTGGTTCTCTAACTGACGCTGGCAAGGTTAAGTCGAGCATTGGTCCGTTGGCTTATCGGCCAGGCTGGCACGCAGGTGATGCACCAGTCGCCACGCACATCGGCGGCAAATCTGATAGCGCATTGAAAGCCCCGGATTACCGACCAGCCGATCAGGTATGGGCCGAAGTGGAAATGCCAGCAGACGTTGATTGGCAGTCTGTTGCAGATTCTCGAATGGAGTACAGCAAGGCGGGCAAACCGATACCGAGAACGGCGCAGATAACCGACCAGATACCAGAAGGCGGCTATTACCGATACAAGACTAACCCCAACATGACTGGCGATTGGTTGATTGCTGGGGATATGAAGGTCAACCGAATACTAACCCCAAGCGAGGTCTATCAGATAAACGCAGAGCGTGGTGTTCACGATCTGCCGCCAGTTGATGAGAACGGGAAAATGCTGTGGTCTTTGGTTTTAGGGTCTGGCCTTGTGGCTGCGGGGGTAGCGCCAGAAAAAGTCAAGGCCGAGCTGTTGTCTGAGGTTCCACAAGAGCAGGCACAGCAACTGCAGGACAACTGGTCACAGATAGAAGCGAACGCACAAGCTGGGCTGGGCGGCATGGGCGTCAGGATGCCACCCACCGCCGAGGACGAAGAAGCAATGTTGGCGCCGACTGGCGGTGACCTGATGCAACAAGCTAACCGGGACTTTGTCGACTCGATCCGCACGCAGCCTGAACCAGACCTTTTTACCAGCGTGCAGCAGCAGTTACTCAGCGGTATCATGAAGACCGCCGGGGTTGCCGACCTGTCTGCTGACGTTGTGTCGGCTATGGCCGGTCCGTTATTGTCGGCGCCTGGTGCCATTGGCCGATACGTTGCCGACAGGTATGTGCCAGGCGTTAACTACAGCGCCGAAGAAATGGCCCAGGGTAGGCGCGAGACTGAAGACTACTTCAACTATCAGCCCAGGACTGAACTGGGTCCGCAGTACGGCGAGCAGATGATGCAGGGCATCGGTGGCGCCATCGCGCCCTATGTCCCAGCGATTAAAAAGGCGGCAGGTGACAGCTACATACTTGGAGCCATGAGGCAAGGCTACGACTACCTGGGTGAGCGAGAAAAAGAGCTTGCCAAGGCGCTAATGGATCTCAGCCCAATATAAACAACCCAAAAGGTATCACAATGTTTGGAAATGCAATGTACGGCGGCGACAATTTCGGCAACATGATGCAGTCAACGCAGAACAGCTTTGCTGGTAGCATCCCGCCGATCAACATTGGCTACTACAACGCCACCCAGAACAACCCGGCACAGCAGCAACAGCAGATGGACCCGATGCAGTACCAGCAGTACATGCTGGGCCAGTTCCAACAGCAAATGGCGCCACAGCAACAGCAGGTGGACCCTTACGAGTACCAGCGGCAGATGCAGCAGCAGTATCAGCAGCAACAACAGCAGGTGCCTGCAGGTGGCCAGCCGATGGACCCGATGCAGTACCAGCAGTACATGCAACAGCAGTACCAGCAGCAAATCAATCCGCAGCAGGCTATGCCGGCCCAGCAAGACATGGGCATGGCCGGGCAACTGGCCAACCAGCCGTTGCGGTTCAGGAACCCTGACTTCTATTCTGAGCAGCGATACCTTGGGTTCCAACCTGGTGGCGTACAGTACCAACGTCCCTAGCACAAAATTGACGAAATATTGGTGTATTTGACCAATAGTGTTATTATTGCTTTCAACGGCTTCCACCCGCCGTGTCTTTGGGTGAGTAGATTGGGGTCACAATGAATAACCAGGCAGAAATTATTGAGGATGATGACGAAGAACTAGACACCGAAATAGAATCAGAAGCTGAGGAAAACTATGAGGAAGAAGCCCACGAGGCTGGCGCCGACGTAGACTCAGAAGACGAAGAAGGTGATGAGGACGATGTTGTCATTGAGATTGCGGGGGAGTCGCCACCTCCAGAGGACGATGCAAAGGCACCTGAGTGGGTCCGAGACCTACGCAAGAGCCACAGAGAGCAGCAGAGGGAGAATAAGCAACTCAAGGACCAACTGGCCAAACTTTCCAGCACGGTACAACCAAAGACCGTAGAACTGGGCAAGAAGCCGACCATTGAGGCCGCTGATTACGATTCTGATTTATACGAGCAGCAACTGACCGACTGGTTTGACCGGAAAAAAGCGGTTGAAGCGCAGCAGGAAAGGCAGGAAGCAGAACGGCGTAGTCAACAAGACGCCTGGAACGCCACCCTGGCCACCTACGGCGAACACCGCAAGACGCTCAAGGTCAAGGACTTTGAAGACGCCGAGACAGTTGTGCAGGATGAGTTGAGCAACACCCAGCAGGGTATGATCCTGCAGGGCGCTGACAACCCGGCGCTGGTCGTATACGCCCTGGGGAAGAACCCCAAGAAGGCTAAGGAAATTGCATCCATAAAAGACCCCGTGAAGTTTGCCTTCGCTGTTGCGAAGCTGGAGACACAGTTGAAAGTAACGAACAGAAAGGCAAGCACGAAACCGGAAACGACTATCACAGGCAAGGCCATGAAGTCAGGAACGGTTGACTCAAACTTAGAACGATTACGCGCTCAAGCGGAAAAAAGCGGCGACTATTCAAAGGTTACCGCCTACAAGCGCAGCAAGCGTGCGGGTAGTTAAGCAACTTAATTTATAGGAATCAATAACATGGCTAACGAATTTTCCAAGGAAGAAAGGGTCGCCTTTGAGCAGATGACCGAGGGTTTTGAGGACGCACTGGTCCTTAGCCGTAACGTGTCTGTTTACACATCCGACTCACAGATGATGGAGCGTGCAAACGACACCATCTGGCGCCCAATGCCCTACATCATGTCGTCTGTTGACGGTGCCCCACGCACCAACATCAGCTCGCTGTACCAGGACGTGACGCAACTGTCTGTACCTGCAACCCTGGGCTTCAACAAGACTGCCCCCTGGACCCTGGACGCCAAGCAACTGCGCGACGCCCTGCAGGAAGGCAACATCGCGAAGGGTGCCCAGCAGCGTCTGGCATCTGACATTAACATCGCTGTCATGAACGTCGCAGCAGCACAGGGCACCGTGGTCATTAAGCGTACCGCTGCAGCCTCTGGCTTCGATGACGTTGCTGAGTGCGATGCTGCCTTTAACGAGCTGGGCGTTATGTCCGACAATCGTTACCTGGCGCTGTCAAGCCGCGACTACAACGGTATGGCCAGCAACCTGGCTTCCCGTCAGACTATGAACCAGAAGCCCACAACAGCCTATGAGAAGGCTTACGTTGGCACTGTGTCTGGCTTTGAAACGTACAAGATGGACTACGCTAACCGCATCCTGGCTCAAACCACCGCTATCACTATTGATACTGATGGCGCCAACATCGACTACGTTCCCCAGTCCACCAGCACTTCTGTTGGCGGCCAGATCAACGTCGATAACCGCACCCAGACCATTAGCTGCACCACCAACACTGGCGTTGTTGCAGGCGACTGCTTCACCATCGCCGGCATCAACAGCGTTCACCACATCACCAAGCAGGACACTGGCCAGCTCAAGACTTTCCGAGTTATCTCAGTGCCCACTAGCACCAGCCTGGTTATCAGCCCCCCGATCATCTCTGCGTCAACCACGCCGACTGATCCAGAGGTTCAATACCAGAACTGCGTCGCCAACAGCGTGTCCAACACTGCTGCTGTCGTTTGGCTGAACGTGACCGCTGCTGCCATCAACCCATTCTGGCACAAAGACTCCATCGAGTTGATGCCAGGTCGGTACGCTGGCAACCCAGACGGCGCCACCATGCTTCGCTACACTTCAGAGCAGGGCATCGAGCTGACGTTGACCAAGCAGTACGAGATTGACACGCGCGTCACCAAGTATCGCCTTGATACTTTCTTTGGTGTGACCATGTGCAACCCCGAGATGGCTGGTGTCGTGTTGTTCGGCCAAAGCTAACCAGATAGATGACGGGGGCCGATATGGCCCCCTGAGTCTTTTGAGGGTGTACTGATGCCGTTGAAAAAGGGTTACAGCTCGAAGTCTATCAGCTCAAACATCCGCGCAGAGCGCAAGGCGGGGAAGCCGGCCAAGCAGGCAGTTGCCATCGCAATGTCAACAGCAGAGCGCGCAGCCAAGAAAGCGGGCAAGCCAGCAAAGGCGCCCAAGAGTAAAGGCAAGAAATGACTAAGGTTTACCTACCACTATCAGACGGAATGTATAAGCGCATTGATGTCCCGGCTGTTACAAAGTATTTGGATGATGGCTGGTTCCTGTCAATCAGCGACCACCAGGCGCACGTCGCCAAGATCAACAA